GCATCACTGGTATCGATGTTTGCAATACGCAAGGCCGCAAAGCGGTTCATGAGCGAAAGGCCGGTGGACATGAGGAACTGGGTGTCTCTCTGGAAGAACTTCTCCCCATTCTCCTCAATGACCTGCCACTGGCCCTTGGTGATCTGGATGCCCTTGTTCGCCGCATAGCGAGGAGTGAGCATGTTGGTTGCCCCTGCACCCCATACAATCATGAAGATGGAGGACATTTCCTCGTCAGTGGTTCCACCGTTGTCCAAGGTGATGAACTGGGGTTTTGCCCTGATGTTCTTCAGGTCTTGTGCCTCAGTGATGTGGTTGAACCGTGGAGCAAGTCCCTTGAACTGACCAGGCTGGGAACCACCGTAGATGAGACAGGACTCAACATCAAGGGACATTGCAGTGACGTGGTCTCTCTCGTCCTCTGCGTAAACCTTCTCCGGATTGGGAGCAATCATGCCTTCCTTCTGACGTGCAGTAGCCCAGGACTCAATCATGCCCAATTCGTCCTTGAACAATTCCTTGTGTCCCTTGCTGGACTTGCCGCCTTGGTCAATTGCAACCCACTGGTTGGTAGGCAGGCTGGTCTTTCGCAAGCCTTGATTTTCGAGCATTCCGGTTGCCTCGGTGAAGGAAGCATCGGCAAGCATGGTAGTGGAGCGAGTGATCTCGTCAACCACATTGGTGATATCGGGAGAACCAAGACCCTTGGTCAGCTCCGCTAAAGTCTGGTATTCGTAAGCCATGTGTTATTTCCTCTTACATTTGCCACGGATAGATTTCGTTTTCCCTGCTCAGGAAACCACCCGACTGTTTTTGTTTTCCAACGGAAGACCTGTTGGGTGGGGTATGCTCACTGATGTTTTCCCCGATTTCGGCAAGCAACTGTGCAACGAACGGATTGTTGTGCGCACCGGTCATTTTCAGGCCCTTGTCAATTTCCGAATCCTTGGGAACCATCTTGTCGTAGGCCCTCTGCATTGCCGCAACCTTACCGTCATACTCATCGCCCCACTCTTCCCTGAGGGCTTTCTCACACATCTCTTTGCCCTTCGTCTGGAAGGCTTCGATGTTTCCGTTCTGGTAATCGACCAGAGCGTTGTAGATCGGTTCCGCTTGCTCCTGCGGAAGGTTCAATGACTTGAGTGTTTCCGTCAGCTTCTTTGAGAGAGTTCCATCAGCATCTGCTGCTTCCACAAAACTCTTCGTGAACTTGTAGTCAATCTCAGGAGGGGTCTCCTGTGATCCTTCACCACCTTCCTTGGTTTTTGGTTCGCTTCCATCCAAAAGTCCCTTCAATGCCTCACCCAAGCTGGAATACTTGGAAAGGTTCTCGTTGCCTTTCAATTCGTCAGGGAGCTGTGCCATCCACTTCTGGGTAGTGGGTTGCTGTGTTTCAGGGGTAGCTCCCGTCTGCTCACCATTGGGATTCAAACCCTCTGTACCGGTAGGGTTTTCTCCTGCAGGAGTCTGAACGTTCGGCTGGTCTCCATCGACTTGCATGTATTTCTCCAATCGACCTACAAGGGGTCGTCAATTGCTTCGCCTGTCTCTTCGACAGTCGGTCTCAGGGCGAGTGGAAGGGAGAACATATGGTTCACGACCTCCACAATCACTTCTATGTCCAAGAACCCAAGCTCCTCCAGCTTGCGGATTCCATAGTTCCTGAGTGGAAGCTCTTCCGGCTTTATCTCCCGAAACGTCCCAAGGTCGGCAAGAATCCTGATCAGCTCGGCCCTGCCATCGCCTGTGTTGAAGGCTTTCCTTACCTCTGCCCTGTGGAGCATGTCCTCGTTTGTCAGCTTGGTATGCTTGGTTATCATCAGTTCATACCTGCCGCATTATTGAGGTTTCCCTGCCCATTCATGTTCCTCTGCATCTCTGAGATCTGTTGCATCTGTTGCATCTGCTGTTGCTGTTGGATCATCTGCGCCTTTTGCTGTCGCATCTTGGCTACATCGGCAAGTTCCCTGAGAGCAGACTGTGGGAGTCCGGCTGCAGTGAGGGCCTTCCGTACAAAGACATCGGTATCGAGGTTGTCGAAAGCAGTGGTCATTTGCATTGCATGGAGGGCTTGTAACCATTCAAGGGAGGCTTGCAATCCATCCTGCATGGCGAACATCTTCACGTTCTTCGCAAGAGGCCCGTCCAGCTCGATTTTCATGAGTGCGTTCTTGACCCTGAGCATTTCCTTGGGAGGCTTTGGCAACCTGTTTCCCTTTGCCATGATTCTGAACACCCTTTTTACGATGGGGTTTATCTTCATGTACTGGGTCGTACCAAGGATGGAAGCGAGGAGTGCAAGTTCCTCACTCTTGATTGCCTGTGTCTGTGTGGCGGTGAGTACCTTGTCCTGTCGCATGAGATAGTTGAAGAGGTCGTTGAAGAACAGTCTCCCGATTTTCTCCTCAAGTTCCTTGATCTCATTGCTTACCCAACCGATATCCTGTACCGTCTGGATGATTTCCGGTTTCTGTTCGCTGTTTCCTACGTAGTTTCGTGCCCCTGGGTCGGAAGAGAACCTGCCCTTGAGGGATTCCGGCACTGCCATAGGAGGCTTTGCAACCTTCTGGATTGCCTCAAGCTCGTCCCTCGACATGGAATTGAGTCTCTTCAGCTCTGTGATGTACTTCATGACCAGACCCTTGCCATAGACGGAAGTGCCATCTGGTTCAAAAACGTGTACAGCTACCGGAAACTCGTCATAACCGGATTCCTCAACGATACAATCATCAGTCGGGTAATAAGTGACAGCGGCATAAGGCTTCTCTGTGGAGATAAGCACCTTTCCTCGGTCACTCCGAAGCTTCTTTCTGGGGTAGATAGCCAAAATAAACTCATGCTCGGTATGTCCTGCATCTGTCTCAACCTCACGGACAATATCCTTTGGAGTCCTGTCCTTGAATCGGTCAAGAGCATCGGAGGCTGTCATGGTGAAGCGAATGAATATGGTATCAACCTTCCCCCTGTGGTTCTTGTCTATCCAGAAGTCCCACGGAGCGATGGTCTCGAATACGCAAAGCCCGTCCTCAACATCGTCATACACCCATTCAGCAGAAGTACCCTGTACTGCAGCGTCCTTGGTGGCAAGCTTGTCCATCGGGTAGAAGTTGGTCTTGTTCAGCTCCGCATACATCTGGTTCTCGGAGATTTCAAGATAGTCGTTCGCACCGTGAATGGTGTCGGAGTCCTCGTAATTCTCACCGATGAGGGTGAGCTTGAACCAACGCATGGAAGGGGTAATAAGATTTCCATGATAACCGTTGATGAAGGTGTCAAAGGCAAGTATCCCAGCGGTGTTGTAGAGCTTCACCGGCTTGATTGGGTTGTTGTTGTCTGAGAATTCATTCATCCTGTGCTGTACGTATGCACAAGCCTCCCAACGGAGTGCCTCGGATTTCTGACGAATGGTCTTCATCCTGCTCCATTTGGAAGCAATCGCCTTCGCAAGCGGGTCATTACCTTGTTTCTTTACCGGTTCTCGTCGGCCCAGATAGTCAAGCGATCCGTTGTCGAGACCTACAGTCACAGTGTTCATGACCACAGTCTAGGAAATGTCAATAAGTCAATGTTGCTCGGAGGTAACGAGAATTTCTGGTTGAGAAAGTGTGATTGGAAAAGGTGTACAAATACTAAATATTGGCTTAGAATGATAATAGGTATTTGTTATTTGGTTTCAAAATATAAAGGACTTCTCATGAAAAAAAATGTCATCATCTTCTGTCTCTTGGTAATTATTTGTACAATTCCATTGACCGCTTCAGATTTATTTTCAATTCTGGAATCTGCTAACTCAGTAGAAATAAAACGAGCTATATCTAATGGAGCTGATGTGAATGCAAGGGATGAAAAAGGGAATACCCCATTGATGTATGCTGCGCAGTTTAATAAAAACCCAGAAGTGACACGTATGCTTCTGGATGCTGGGGCTGAGGTTAATACAAGAAATATATATGGCTGGACCCCATTGATGTATGCTGCGCAGTTTAATAAAAACCCAGAAGTGACACGTATGCTTCTGGATGCTGGGGCTGAGGTTAATGCAAAAAAAAAGGATGGCTGGACCCCATTGATGTATGCTGCTGCTGATAATGAAAATCCTGAAGTGATACATATACTACTGGAGGCTGGTGCTGATGGTAGTAATAAAAATTATTGGGGTGAGACTGCTTTAGATTATGCAAAAGAAAACGAAGCTCTAAAAGGGACTAAGGCATTTTGGGAATTGAATGATGCGAGTTATAAATAAATAGTATAACGCAAAAATTGATCTGCTAGACAACTACCATTTCATAGTACAAGGTATAAGATTGTCTGTTAAACGTAAGCGATTGTTGTCCTATTTGATTGACTATATTGGCTCATAATCAACGGTGATAGCGTCCTCAAACTTCATGCCCCTGCTCTCCAGTTGCGCCCTAATCTGCTCCTCAATCGACATGGCATCGGGGAATGTCATTTGTCCCCCTGTCTCTGCATCGGCAATCCTTGAGAGAGAGTCCAGAGCATCATCATGAGCACAGAACGGATAAGCCCTGTATTCCTGGTTGATAAAGGAAGTCATCATATCTTCCCTCTCACCCTCCCAGTTGTAGTGCCATGCACTTTTACACAACCAAACCCTGCGCTCTCGAAATAGAGGCTCCAGTGCTTCAATGCGTTGACCTTTGGGAGCGGTTGCGGTGACAGGATTTATGGCAAAGCGGTAATTCGTATGATTCATGACATACTGGATATGCTCGATATCTGACTGCATGGAGACCTTCTCGTAGAACACGATTGGTTTCCTGTTTCTGTTCGTGTACCGCTTAACCAGTTGGATGAGGGTGTTGGTCTTACCGGTGAGGTCAAACTTGTCCCTGATGAGATCGATGATATAGTAGTTCTTGTCAGCACCAAGACCGATTACCCACATGGTGGTGTAGTCAGCTTTCTTGGTCTTCGTACCTGCAGGGTCAATGATGATGTAGATATTCAGGTTGTTCATGCTCTGACCATCCCAAACCTGCAACCATTCATCCTGGAAGCCCATTGTGGAGGCTTGCTTGGGGTCGCACATCATCTGGGAGGCAAAGACTCCGCTACCCATTGCCTTCTTCTTCTGCTCGATGGTGTGAGCGTCATAGAGGACAGGCACACCTCTTTCATCGACACAGGGATACATTCTTAGCTTTGCGTAGCCTGAATCGATTATCCACTGATAGGTGTCTGCGTAGTGGTAGCGAGTACCGATGATACGGACACGGAGATTGCCGGAAGAACCGGTGTTGAGAGACATCTGCCACTGCTTCGTGGTCTTGGCAATCATTTCCGGAGAAGTAACAGAATCAGGGGTAACGACATCGTCATAGATAAGCAGATTGTAGTGACCACCTGTACGCTGACCGATAACAAGGCCCGAAGCCTCAACGGTATTTTCCTTTGCATTGGATTTTCTCTTTACACGGATACCATCCTCAGACCATATCATCTTCTGCCTGTCACCGTTCTCGTCTATCCAGTAGGGCTTGGAGACATCATCGAAGAGAATATCGGGGAACAGGTCTATGAGCTTGCGGTTTCCTTCAAGGACAAGCTTGATCTGACGGAGGAACTTGGTAGCAGTGGAACTGGAGTATGAGTAGATACAACAGGTGATTTCTGGGTCTACTAGAATATCCTGAATTGTCTTGAGGAAGGTTATCAGGGTCGATTTATAGTGGTCTCTTGCCCATATATCTATATACCCATTAGGTTTAGCTTGCACTTCCATGCAGCGTTCAAACAACCAGTCTCGATACTGGGGCATACCATCGGGGCCTTCGATGTGGTCAATATCGGTACGACCAAGGACATAGGTGGCTAGGAAGAAAATGTCATTACGACACATCATCCTCATCCACTCGGTCAGGTTTCCCTTGGCCTCAGCCTGCACCATCAGGCTCTTCACTTGCTGGTGATACTCAATCCTCGTCAACTAGGGTAGCCCTCATCTTGAACTCATCCTCAGTGACGTATTCGCTGTCCCCATTGTCGTAGTAGACGTAGTACCCACCTACCTTGGCGTTGTTGTTCATCACCCAGGTATCGGAGACGTAGACAAACTCGATGGGAGCGTCCCCAGAAGGGTAGAGGATGCAGTGATCCCCATTGTTCTCTATCCTGCCTATCTTGAATGCAGAGGCAAAGACTTGGATGATGTACCTCATTTCTTCGCCCTCTCGATTATCTCGTCAACAGCGTCAAGAAGTATGAAGAGGTCTTGTCGGATTCTGTCTGCGTCCACCTCGCTCTCCCTGAGAAGCTTTGCAGTCTCACGCATGGTCTCATTGAACTTACGGTTTGCAGGGAAACGCCGCTCAACGTCAAAATCGACTACATTGTCTTGAGGTTCGTAGGTCATGCCTTGTCCTTTTTCTCAGGTTCAGGTATACCCTTGACCTCGACTGCAGTCTTCTTGCTCTGCTCAAGGAACATCTTGGACATTTCCTCAAGGTCTTCAGCAAGCTTCTGTGTGACAGGTTTCTCTTCTTTCGGCTTGTTGTTCTGCTCAGCAATGCCGAGGATATTCACCAGTACCTTTGCAGCTTCGATCTGGTTCTTGAACGTGATGGGAACATCAACCACCTGCCCACTCTTGGTCACAAACTGACTGGACAGCTCTCCGTTGAACATCTTGGAAAGACGATTCACAATCTGCTTGGAGTCAATCATGTTCTCCTCAGCTAGTGCCCTGCGTCTGCGTTCAATCTCAGCCTTTACCTTTGGTACGTTGTAGAGCTTTGCAGCAGAACTGGTCACGGTGGATCGCTTGCCCTTGCCCTTGTAACCGGCATTGAGCATCGCCTGACGCTTGTTTCCACACTTCATGTATTCATCTATGAACTTCAACTGGTAAGTAGTCAGCTCAGTCAGATTGACATCTTCATGGTCTTCCATCTTGCCCTCCTGGATAAACCATAAAGAAAATCCCCTCATGAAAAGGGGATGGAAGTAACGAGATTATTATCCTTGCGGAAAAGCGATGTGAAAGAATTGAAAGTTTAACCAAGCGTAGTCGAATGAAGTTATTAATCTTGTATTGCTGGGGCTGTAGTGTTACTTTAAGCATAGATACTTTTCGTAAAGTGAGAGAGAAATGAAGAAATCGCTTTTAATTCTAATCCTTCTATTTTTAGTTATTCCTCTTTTTGCAGAATTCAATCTTGGAATCATTGTTGATGAATTTGGAGATCCAACAGGGGAGAATTTCCTATATACATCATCATTAGGTTCATATATTGACGCAAACATGATCGAATCGGAATGTTATGTCCGTACGACTGTCGATGTATGGGATTTGAATGGAGGCTTATATTTAGGATTTACATTTGAAACACATGAGAATGAATGGAGCAATCCTACTAGAAAGGCAAAGGTGGATAGTGATGCCACTATTAAAGTTAAGGATGAGGATGGGGTTGTATATTCTTTTTCTACATCAAATTCAAAATACTCCACAGATACATGGAATGAGCTGACGGGAAAAGATGCTCTTCAATTCTATGAACTACTAATAAATAACAAACTTCTCAAGGTCATCATTTATTATGATGCTTTAAAGTATCAATTTAGTATCGACTGCCCAAATTTTGAATCCATCTTTGATGAATTCGCTCGCAGTATAGATACTACTCTAGATATCAAGAAATGGCATGTAGAGAATGATTATTGTTATTATAAGGATATCCAATATAACAGCAATGAATTTTATGTTTTGCAACTCATTATGCCTAGGTTTGAGGATGTCTACGATAGTATGTGGATTGAGGTGAATTCTTATATAAGAGACGGAATGTTTGTTTATCCCACTGATTATTCATGCTATTTAAACACTGCTAAGATTGAATTCGAGGAAGATACGATGATTGTACTAGGTCAAAATATTTATTTTCTGTCACTAGAAGGAGAGCAATTTAGAAAATTTTTAAGACTACTGAAAGATAGTCGATATGCAATATTTTCATTAGAAGCGTTTACTGATCGATCTTTTAAAACGCCGATAGATATTCTATCGTATACTATTAACAGTAAAGATCTATTAGAGATATATGATAAACTTATTTGATACCAGCCCCCCCCTTACAGTTCAATATCCATCTGCCTAATTAAGAAGGCCCTATTCCAAAACTTTTGAGCAATATATGGAGGTAGAGGAGGGGATGGGGTAATAATTATGAACAGGATTGTTTTTATAGACTGTCAATCTTTGGAGTGGTATAGTTTATTCATGGTTATTTATACGATAATTACTATAGCCGTGATTCTTTGTATAGCCTTTATAGTGTATGTTGCTAAACTCGATAATAAGCAGGAATCAGCTAAGCCGAAGCAGAAATCAGCTAAGCCCGAGTATCTTCCCCCTGAAACTATTTATTGTCCTGCTTGCGGAAAAGAAGTTAGTAAAACAGCAAAGAGGTGTCCCAATTGTGGACATGATCTCGTCCCAGTCTCTACGAAAATACTGACTGTGCTTGGAATCATTAGTGTCGTGTTGGTTGTAATAAAGAAAATCCTGCCATTGCTTACACTCAGTTTCACCGTCAGCGTTCAATAGTCCATATCCCGAAACTTTCAAGCAATATACAGAGGTAGAGGAGAGATTCCCCACCCCCTTTAGCTTCAATCCGCCGCCCCCCCCTGCCTTAATTTTGACCCCTCCCCCCTCATTGCTGTGAATATGCACCAAATATGCAATTTAGAGCTGTTTATGCAGTCTGTATGCAATTATGCTGGTGTTTTGTCGGGGAATTGGGATACCTTTATTGAATAAATATGCACTAAACTATCGTATGTGTGAGGGAAAAGTGGGTTAATTAAGCACCTCTTGCATACTGCATAAATTGGGCTTAGTTGTTATATTGAAATGAATTGAGCTTGGTTTGTCTGCCTACCTGTGAATCAGGTTGGGTTGGGTGAATCTGGCGAAAAATGGTAATACTACATAGATGTATAGTGGTTAATGAGTGTATAGGAATGTGCAGGATATACCCCCCGAATTGGTAGGATATACCCATGCTCTCCTGTTGCATAATGTTGCAGTTATCCCTCTTGGTTTGGATCGCTCCTAGTGGATATATGCGCGCTATCCTTATGCGCCAAAAAAAACCTTATTGCATCCTTGAAAGCTCCCTGCATACTGCCTCCATTTGCTTTCACTGTATCAAGATAGGCTATAATATCACTATCTGTATTCTTCATTAAATGTATACCGTAAAAGACTTTATTCTCTTTCATCCACTTTCTTTGGGCTTCTTTATCTCTCATATAATCACCTTTCAAAAAATTTTTTTCCAACATAAATCATTATATCACAAGTAGGTATAACCTACAATACCTCTACCATCAAAAAAAACTTTAAAAAAAAGGTTGACAGGTTTAACCTGCTCGAGTATAGTCTGGGTATGAGTTGATTAAACCAACTTACAGCAACCACCTTCTGGTGGGTATCGCAGGGCACTGAGAACCTTTTCTGGTTCGAATGCTAACAGGATGGTAGCCAACCTACCTTGAAGCTCAATTCTCTTTCCCTACCTTGCGTGGGTAGCAAGAAAGAAACACCTGTAGTCCATAGTCCTTGAGGGGAACATGTACAACAGAGAGTGGATAGACAAGGCACAACATAGAGAGGTGATACACCACCAAACTATGACAGTTTTTTGACATCAGACTTGTGTATAAGCGTACCAGCGTGTAGAAGCCAGACATTGCACGTATGGAATTGAATGGGGTACGAATCCGTAAGGTCAAAGATGCGCTCTTTCCTGTATAAACCTTGGGACTAACCGCTGTAAATCTTAAAAATAGCACGATTAAGCTGGATTTCGGGGAACGGCAAGGTAGGTGTACCCAATAGCGAAGCCTTGAAATGCCCGAAAGGGTGCAGTAGGGGGTGGACTGAAACTGTAGGCATACAGGAGTAAACACGTGGTCAAAAAACCACCCATAGCGAAGTTAGTAACCACTTGAGCATTGCATTATTGCGTACCAGGTAGGCAATAGTGGAACGCTTGAGCGTCCATAAAACCAAGAAACGGGTAAAAATACCCTAGGAGTGAATCATGTCAAAGAAAAACGCAACCACCAAGACCACAGAGAACGTAGCAGTTGAGAAGACCGCAAAAGAGTTGGCCGCAGAAAAGAGAAAGGCCATTGCCGATGCTCTTGCTCTCATCCAGAAAGAGGCAAACAGCGATATCATGCTCGTAGCAGGTCAAGCCGGTCATTTGCTTGCAGAACTTGACAAAACTCTTGCTAAAATTGCTTCCGATGTTGCCGAAACCGACAAAGAATCCGAGCTTTGGAAACTGGAATTGCACCCTGTAACCATCATCAAGGACAAGAAAACCTTCAAATGGGTAGAGGTATCCGGTCTTGACAGAAACGCTCGTGTCCAGATTGTAGACAACAATGGCAAGGCTGAGGTTTTGGTATCCCCGACCAATTGCAAGAGCATGGAGCAACAGGCATATATCAACGCTCTTGTTGAGGCTGGAAAGGACTTGACCAAGGCAGTAGCTTTGAGAAAAGCGGTAGCAGGGAAGACCTTCAGGCAGGTGTATGCAGTAGCACAGGCACAGGACAAGGCAAGGATGGAAAAGAAGTATTCCAAGATTATCCCTCCGATGGCAGAAGACAAGCAGGAAGCAAAGCTTGTCAAGAAAGCTGACAAGGTAGCATAACAGCAAAACCACCCTACACAGGCGTCCAGGAGGGGTTCAATTCCCCTCGTAGGGTTTATCTATCCCCCACAGGTTAAGTGGGGGCATTTTTTTTGAAGGAGGCTGAACAATGAGAACAGCCAAAATTTTCGTAGTGGATGGAAAGTACACAGACTGGTACAAACTGGAGCAAATCGACATTACCCATTTCTACCAGAAGCGTCTTGATGCAGATGGAACTGATCCAAATCCTGAGCGCAAGGGGTGGGTCTTGCACGTTGCACAACTTGGGTACGGGACACCCATGTATGAGGCAGTATGGGAATGGCTTCAGGGCAAGCGAGAACTGCAGAACGTAGGATTCGGGGAGGTAGCATGAGCGACAATCAAGAAGTTATGTGGGACTTGTTATGCACTCTCACAGGGGAACAGGTGGCAAGAGTTTTGACCAACTATCATGGTATGCAACTGCTGGATGTTGGGTTCTGGAAATACTTAATAGCTGAAGGATACTTGGAAGAAGAGGAGGAAGACGATGAGCAAGCTGTATGAAGACGAACCAATCAAGGTAACTCTAGACATGCACGTATTCCACAGGTGCGGAGATTTTGTGATAGTCCAGTATTTCACAAGACCCTCCGAATCAGAGGCATTCATATACAACACCAAGACCAACAAATGCTATGGAGGTTATTACAGCATTGACGATGATGAATTGGTGGAAGATTGGAAAAACCTAACAGGAGAAGGCCCAGATGAAGAAGACGAATAAACCAAAACAGACCGTATACGAGATTGTGACACAGAGGATGATTGACTATATCGAGCAGTACCAGGAGTTGCCTTGGATGAAGCCTTGGGCAACCGTAGAGTCCCCACAGAAGAACTTTGTGAGCATGAGGCCATACAACGGTATCAATGCGCTCCTGACAGGCATGAGTGGCTTCTCCAGCCCTTTCTGGATGACATTCAAGCAGGTGAAGGCCAAGGGTGGCACTGTCAAGAAAGGTGCGAAGGCTACACCTGTACTGTATTGGTCAACATTCGAAAAGAAGGTCGAGGATGAAGAGGATGAGGAAAAGCTGAAAAAGCTTGGGTTCCATCGAATGTATTTCATCTTCAATGCAGACCAGATTGATGGCATAGAATTCCCCGAATTCGAGCTACCAAAGTATGACTTCAACCCTATCGATGAGGCTGAAAGGATCATTGAAAACATGCCGAACAGACCGGCAATCAGCAGAAAAGGGACTGCAGCGTACTACACACCAATGTTGGATACTGTTACTGTACCGAAGCCGGAACTCTTTACGTTGCCGGAGGAGTTTTACAGCACACTTTTCCACGAATTGGCACACAGTACAGGCCATCCGAGCAGACTCAACAGGTTCAAGGAAGAGGGTGACAATCACCAGTTTGGCGGTCAGTCCTACAGCAAGGAGGAACTGGTAGCGGAAATGTCCTCAGCGTTCATATTGAACACGCTGGGAATCAACACAAAGAAGACTGATTACAACTCAGCAGGGTATCTGAAGGCATGGTTGAGAAAGCTTAAGGACGACCCGAAAATGGTAGTAACAGCCGCAAGTAAAGCAGGTAAAGCGGCAAATTATATTATGGGCAAGGAGGCCTAAGATGTTGAAGAAAAGCAAGATGATTATGTCCTTGGTGAAGCTCGTGTACCTCATGGTGATCGATCCGTCAGATGGTTCTGTTGAGATTGAATTCGAAGAGACCCTTGAAGCATTGAGGAGGTTCTAAATGTGGTGGGAAACAAGCGAAGACGTATTGGACATCATAGCCCAGAACGGTTCGATCGGTGGCACACGGATGTAAAAAAGCGGCTAAATAAATAGCCGCAAAACCATTATTAAGGAGGCCCTTTTTGTTGAAAGAGGAGGGCTTCCTTTCATGAGGAGCATATCATGTTTTGCAATGAAAAGAAACAGGCACAGATACATGTTCTCAGGAATTTTCTTGACGACATGGAACAGGACACATCAAAGGACTCTGTAATCGAGGATTTAGAGAGGCTTATAAACAGCAAGTCATGCGATTTGCGTGAGATTCGAGAAAGCCCTAGAATCAACGCTTTTGACTTCGGCAAGGATACAGCCAGGATTGTGAAAAGCATTGCGACAGAGGCTTTCTACAACGCAATGATGGACAATTCCAAGATGGACATGACTATTGAGATGAATCTGGTAAGGTGCTTCAAGAATTACCTAGGTAAACTCATTGAGAATCCGAGGGAATCAGAGGCGGTGCGTATTTGCGATGAATGCGGAAAGGTGATGATTGAAGGGTATTGCCTTGGAGGTGGTGAGGAGTACTACTGCTCCGATGAATGCCTGCACAAGAATTACTCCCATGAGGAGTTCCTGGCTATGTATGCAGGTCTTGACAATACAGACCCAGCAGAGGTTGAGAGGGCTTCAAAGATGTCACAGGAAGAGCTTGACAGGCTCAGCGATGAAAACGACTCACAGAGTTATTACACGGATTGGGAGATATAACCATGAGAAAAGAGATTGTAAAACGATATGAAAAAATGAAAAAGCAGGAGCTGATAGACGTGTTGGTCAATTTTTCGGTAAGGGAAAGATGCTCCATATCGACCCCTAAAGACAGTGTCGAGGAACTGAGGAGATGTCTCTCTCCAGCAGAGATTATCGCAAAAGAGTATTTCATTGTACTAACCCTAAATGGTGCCCATAAAACAATTGATAGCCACATCGTTTCAAGTGGTCTAGTAAACAGGACACTTGTTCATCCGAGGGAGGTGTTCCGACCAGCGATACAAGACAATGCAACCGCAATCATCATTGCACATAACCACCCAAGCGGAGATACCACACCAAGCACTGATGACAAGGACGTGACAAGGAGGATAAAGCAAGCAGGAGACCTGATTGGGATTAAGGTTTTGGATCATATCATCTTCACCAACGAAGACTATTTATCAATGCTGGAAAACAACATGTTTTAGGAGAAAAAAATGAACAAATATTGCTTAAAAGATTGTAAACATAAGACTTATTGCAGATTAGATGAAGAGAAAACAAGATTATGCAAAGTTGATTCCAAGGAAGATGGAAAGATTTTTGGGAGGACTTTTGCTCAAATAAACGCTATGCAACACAAGGGGAAAGCATGAGAGATTTACAGACAGAAAAGATAAGTAATTATGACTGGATGGCAAGCTATCTCATCAACAACGATGTCACAGGTTTGTCAGAAGCGGAGAAGAAACAAGCCGACAAGTTTGTCGAGGATGTGAAGGAAATCTATGGACAAGAGGCTATGATTATCGATTGTGACGAAGAAAGTTATTTTGGTCTACCAGATTGGGGTGGTATGCCAGGATCACTGGTTAACTATGTTGTCCAGTACGATTACAACAAGCTACCGGCTGAACATTGGGATTTGGAGTCCGGTATTCCCGAGGCTTCAAGATACTGCAGCAGCTTTTAGAGGAGAAAAACAATGCCGAATTGGGTTAAGAACTTGGTTTACGTAAGAGGGTCACAGGAGGAGCTGGACAGGCTTCAATCGAGGATGGTGAGACATTATGCCGGAGAGAACAAGAACGTTGCTCAGAACTTCTTTAACAGCCTCCTGAGGACTCCTGAAAAGCTGGATGAGAATGGTGCTATCGAATGGAGGGTGAAGCACTGGGGAACAAGGGAGGAAGCAATAGATTTGTGGTATGACAGGGTTGATGCCAACTACCTTGAGCTTGAATTTGAGACAGCATGGACTACCCCACTGGGAATATTCAAGGAAATAAGCAAGCAACTTCCATCAACAAGAGTTGGGGTCTGTTATGCAAGTGAATGCTATGGAATCAACTGTGGATTGATCCAGTCAAAAGGAGGGGAGGCAACAGTGAGAATCGTTGATGATAACCCTGTATTTGCTGAACCGTTTGCAGAGAAAGTCTGGAATTTCTATGAGTAACAAGATATCTCTAATATTTAAGATATAGGAGGCTTTATTATTAATATAATATTATTAATATAATTAAGCTTTATTGGTCAATAAGCTTATTGGTCAATATACTAAATTAAGCTTTATTCCCAAAGAGCCAATAAAAGCTCTTTGGGAAAATAAAGCTAGCCATAAATTAAGCTAAGCTCTCTTCGCGTGAGAAAATTCATGAGCTACCAGTTGTTCAATGATTGTGATGTAATCCTCACTGCAGTTTTGAAGATTGTAGGCAATCTCCATGATTCTCTCGTCCTTGACAACCGGAGCAAATTTCACATCAATAGCATTCTCATCTTCTCCGGCTATCAGCCAATAAAGTGACACCCCAAATTTTTTTGCGACCTTGTATGCGAATTCTGCTCTAGGCTCATTGTTTCTGGCGATAGCCGCAGAAAGATATGATGGGCTCAAGTCCATTTGTTTGCTCAGTTCTGAATAGGAAATTCTATGTATTTCCATAAGGCCTCTCAATCTATCCCAGAATGTTTCCATTGTGTGACTCCTATATTTGATATTATACACCAAGAAGTTGATTTTTGCAGTTGACATTAATCAATATTTTGCATAATGTAGCATCATAAAAATCAATAACACTTAACAGACGTAAAGGATTGTGCAGCATGGAGAGCAATATTCTCAGTTATCAAATCAGAGCAGAGGAATACAGGCGATTAGAAGAAAATGACAAAAGGTTCAACGAGCTCACAAAACTGATTGAGGCAACGAACCCACAATTCGTATCAGTCTCAGCAATAGGCAAAGTCAATGGCATGACCAGACAAGAAGTCATCAACAAACCTTGGATGATGCCGAATTTCGGAAAGGTCACTGATCCAAAGCTCTTTGGTAAGAAACGCTACTGGACATATGACGAATATCTCGATTGGGTAATCATTCCAGAGGACGTGAGAATCAAGCGATACAGACAGCTTGAAGATTAGCGGTGTTGGAGTGTTCCGTGTTCGATTCACGGACACCGCAAACCTTCCTTGGGGAAGGGAATCTTAAAAAGCCACGAGGTTAAAGTGGCGAGGAGAATTTTATGTTGACGAATTATGAAAAGGCACTTTATGAGAACCTGACCAAAACGCAGGAAATGTTGCACGACAGCATGATTAATGCTGGTCTCCTAAAACAGGAGTTGCAAAAGTTCAAAGAGGCTGAGGATCGCTGGTATAAACACTACTGCGAGAAGAGTAATGAGCTTGAGGCTCTCAAGAAAGAGCTTGAAGCTCTCAAGCAAGAAAAAGAGGAGCAAGATGCTGGAACATCCGACTCCTCCGACAACCTCAAGGAGGCTGTGTGATGAAAATTACAAATAAATATAATCTCCCTGAACCTTACTACAAAAGTTGCTTACGTGACAATCACCCCCGATTTGGCTGGGATACGTTCTCAGTCACAGAGCTTGCCAAGGGCACGAAGGAAATAATCCTCACCAGAAGGCACTGGAATGAGCTTGAGCAGGACTGTGCTGACATGGTCTGGGCAGTATTCGGTACTGCAGTACACAACATCATGGAAGGCCATGACAGTGAGGACGAGCTTGCAGAGCAGCGTGTCTGGGTTGATATCGATTGTGGAGAGTTTGGAACACGGAGGGTATCCGGTGGTTTCGATCTCTACAACGGTACCACCAAGACCATTACTGACTACAAGACCGCTGGGGTATTCAGCTACAAGATGAAGCTTGAGGAATGGCTGGATTCATCTTGGGCACAGCAATTGAGGGTCTACTGGTTCATTCTTGAGAAAGCAGGTTTTCCTGTGGAGCATGTCAAGAACACGGTGTTTCTCAAGGACTGGTCAAAGACACAGGCCAAGAGAGACAGCTCCTATCCTCAGAAGCCAATCGTTGAGATTGAGTGGAACTTTGGAAAGGTCATGAGGAGCGATGTAGCGGCAGAGCTTGAGGCAGACCTAGCACGCAAGATCATTGAGGTTTTGCAGTACAAGGACGCTCCAGAGGAACAGATTCCCTCCTGCACAGCAGAGGAACGCTGGGAACGTGGAGAGAAATGGGCGGTCATGAAGAGTGGCCGCAAGAAAGCAATAAAGCTTCATGACAGCGAGTTCAGCGCAGAACAGCACCTGAGTGAGCTTCCTGCAGGTCATTACATCGACCATCGACCAGGAGTCTCCGTTAAGTGTGAGGACTATTGCAACTGTGCCGAGAAGTGTTCGTTCTATCGTGAGTATATCGCTTCCCTCAACGAGGAAAAGGAGGCTGTCAATGGCTAACCAGATTTTCGAGGCGATGGCTGGCATCATGGCTGATGTCGAAGCTATCAAGAAAGACCAACAAAACAAATCTCAGGGATTCAAGTTCAGAGGCATTGATGATGTTTATAATGCAGTTCATCCCCTGCTTGCAAAGCACAAAGTGTTCACCATTCCAACGCTTCTTGATGAAAGGACTGAGGAAAGGCAGACCAGAAGTGGTAGCAATCTAATCTACAGATTCTTGAAGATGAAATATACATTCTACACCACTGATGGTTCCTTTATTGAAGCAATTGTTCCTGGGGAAGGTATGGACAGCGGAGATAAGGCAGCAAACAAAGGCATGGCCGTTGCTCACAAGTATGCTCTCCTGCAATCGCTCTGCATTCCTACCGAGGACATGATTGATCCAGACAGTGAGGTACAAGAACCAAGCAAGAAAGTGACAAGTCTTCCACAGGGAAACAGGCCACAACCGGTGAAGAGACCTGCTCCCCAGCAGGGATTCGACCCGAAGGCCGCTTCAATGGAAGAGGTCAAGAGCAATGTGGAGAAGATCTTTGATGAAAAGAACGCAATCAGAAAAGTTCCTCAGAATATCTTCTCAGTGAGCTTGGGATGGGGAAATATCCTCAGATTGTGTGACGGAGACAAGAAAACAGCACAGGGCTTGTTTGAGCAATTCGGAGCACCTACCTCGAAGGATATCACCTACAGTATCTACTCCCAGGTCTACGATGCAATCCAGAATCCGAATGGAGAACAAGGGCCGGAGTTGTTCGATGGGGATAATCTTGATGATGTTCCGTTTGAATCGAGCGAGAACATCGCATGAAAATGAGCTTTGTTGTTCACGGTGGGGACTTCCGAGTCCCTACCGGCTACGAGGCCGAATTCGAGACAGTGCTTGCCAAGGCTCTCAAGGGGGATGGGACAATCAAGGTAACGATTGAACCAAACTACCAGAAGCGGACATTGAAGGAAAATGCTTACTTCCATGTGCTTTGCAAGCGTCTCTCAGAAATGGCTGGTGGAACGCAGGATGATATTAAGGAAATGGCCAAGGCTAAGGCTGTGCATCTTGGGTATCCAATTGAGAAGGATAAATCCGGCAATCCTGTTAAAGGTGATTACGGATTCAAGGGCATTCCTTCCAGTGAGGCTAACATTGGGGAATGTGCGTTGTTGATAGAGGCTGTTCATATGCTTGCATCAGAGAATGGCTATTACTTGGAGGATTAATTAATGGCAGATATGTGTACGATCATGATAACAGGAAGGCTCACTGGTGACAGTGAAATCAAATATGCAGGCCAGACCCCGATTCTGAAATTCAATGTTGCTGTAGGCCGATATGAGAAGGGACAGACAACCTCATCTTTCTTTGATGTGGTGCAATTCTCAAGGGCTGCTGAATCGCTGACCGGCAAGCTGACCAAGGGTAAACCTGTGGTGGTCAGAGGGGAAATGAGACAGGAGTTCTGGAATGCCAACGATGGCTCAAGGCGTAGCAAATGGGTCTTGTATGCGGATTCATTTGGAGTCCAGCCGCTCCACCTCACTGAAGGCGGTTCTGGTGGTTCTGGTAGCTATAGTGGGCAAGAGTATTCCAATGGCGGTAACAACCAATGTTACAACAATTCATATACAGGACAATACGATGATGATGAAATACCGTTCTAGGGGGAAATTGTGATTGAGTATTTGTGCAGAAAGTGTCCCAACAAATGCAAACAGGAAGCAGAGAAGGGAAGTCAACTTAGATATTGTACGGAAGCTCCAGAGGGAAGCAGAAATATAGACGATGTGAGGAGAAGAGACCGTGCCAGCAAGAAAGCCAAAAAAACCAAACCTATCAAGACAGGAAGCTCAGAGGTTGTATGGAATGTTACCGATTGGAAAAGAGAACGCAATCTCAAGGAAGGAGCTAAGTACCCTGTGGGGAATGGGGGACAGGTCAGCTAGGCTGATTATCTCCGAGTTGAGAAAGATAGACTTTGGGGATGAATTTATCATCGTGAGCTTTTCAGATGGCAAGGGATACTACCGCACGAATGACATCGAAGAGATTGAGGCGTTTGCCAATGAAATGAGGTCGAGGGCGTTGAATATCTTTGCTCCCCTGAAGAAGGCAAACAGGATTATCAAGGAGTATGGTACGCCAGCCCTTGAATTTGAGAGGATTTGATTGTGCCAAGTGCGAGAGAGAAGGCGTTGAAGGAGTTCCAGAGGTACAGACGATATGTGTGTGCTGATGCGAATGGTTACGCAAAATGTGTTTCCTGCGGGAAAATCGGACATGTCTCCAAGATGGACGGTGGTCACTACGAAAGTCGAAAAACACGAGCAACTGAGTTGGACGCTGACAACGTATGGGCACAGTGCAAATATTGCAATGGCCCGTTATCTGGAAACCATATTGCGTACCGTAACCGCCTTCTCTCTCTCATTGGCCTTGAAAGACTGCAGAGGATAGAGGATATGGCAATGGCCTCCAAGGGTTCTGAGGAGGCAATGGAAAGGTTGTCAGAGGCTGACCGGTTACTGGTCACGACAAAGAAAAAGGACAAGGAATATCTGGAACTGGCAAAGCTCTATAAAAAGCTTGCTGACGAGATAGCAAAGGAGAAGGTAATAAAATGAAAGAGCTATTCTTTTTTAGGCATTATATGACCGAGCTGCAGAATCCAGCGATTGCAGCATTGTATAAGAAATTCGGAGCGAAGGGTTACGGAATGTATTGGCATCTGCTTGAAAGATTGTATGCAGATGAAGCGCATATGCTCCCCAATGGCGTGATTCTTGAACAGAGTCTTGCTTCCTCATTGAAGCTGAGCAGATTCACTGTACGGAGAATCCTCAACACCATGAGGGAATTGGGGCTTATCAGCAAGCATGGCTCATTCATCACTTGTGAGAGGGTGGAGAATGAGATCAGGCAGGTGGAAAAGTGCCGAAGCAGAAACCGTAGCCCACAGGCTTCATGACGTTCTCCAAATACCAGTGTGGCAGATAACAGCATAATCATAGAGTGAACCAAAAAGACTGAAACGAAAGCAAAATTGATGAGTGAACCAAGACTAAGCGAAAACAGCATGATATAAAAGTGAACCTTTTCATATGAGTAAATCTAGAGAATTGTGTGAGTCGTACTGACGAGAACAGCATATATATGAGCGAGTTTACGCATTAGAAAACACCAGAATCTTAGAGCGAATCAAGAAAAGCAATTAACAGCACAACAGGAAAGTGAATCATTTTTCAGAGAGGCGATCATAGAAGTGAGTGAGTCAAGTAAGAGGAAGAATACATTCCTGAAGAGCGAACCATAAAGCAAAAGATCATCAGTTGAACCTAGTGAGTCAGTAGTCAAGAAAGCAACAGAACGTAGGAGCGAGCCGAGTGTCAGAAAGGAGCAGTATAGAAGAGCGAGTCATTGACTGAGATAACAGTAAAGTAGATGAGCGAGTCAAGAATCAGATAACAACAAAGTAGATGAGCGAGTCAAAAAGGTTGATAAATACATTTTGCAGAGCGAGCTCTTAAATTAAGAAAACATCAAATCACTGGAGCGAGTTAACCTCCCTAAAAAAATCATTTGAAAAGGGCGAGCCATAGTTTCGATAACAGCACAAACGAGAGCGAACCCGATAATGAGAGAACATCACAAACGGTAAGTGCGTCAGGTGCAAGGAGAGAGTCAGTACAGATAAGCGAGTCATTAAAATTGATATACCACAAAAAATGGGAGCGAATCATAAGAACGATTGTTACTAAATCATTATTAAGGAGAAAATTATGCAATCAGAAGAACAAAGAATGAGAATTAAGGGAATCGTGAGAACCATCTATGATTATCAGGATATAAGGATAAAGATGGGCAATCGCTTACGGTTCAAGAAGGATGGGAACGACCAGAAGGACAATGGTACTGAAATGGTTATCAATGCCGAGGATATCCCCTCCCTGGTCGATGCCTACGATGATTCCAAGGATATTGAGGAGAATCTGGTAAAGTCCCTCAACAAGGAACTCAAGGGCATTCCTGTCTATGACAAGTTTCTCAAGAATGTTAAGGGTATCGGGCCGATGATGGCGGCTGTCATTATCTCCGAATACGATATTCATAAAGCCCATACCATCAGTGCAATGGTGCAGTTCACAGGACTCAATCCTGGTCTTGTGAAGGGCAGGAAGATGAAGGATGGGAAGATTGTTGTCACAGACGATATGATCCGTGGAGACAAGCTCACCGCAGGGTATCTTGCTCCCTACAATGCAAGGCTGAGAACGAAGATGCTTGGGGTGCTTGGCTCTTCATTCCTTAAATCGAAAAGCCCTTATGCGAAATTCTACTATGACTATAAGAACCGTCTGGAGAATGAGGCAAGGGAAATCGAGGGACGTGAGGGCAAGACGTGGAATGAGACCACAGCAAAACACCGTCACAACGCAGCTGTCCGGTTCATGATGAAAGCATTCATCAGAGACCTGTACTACGCTTGGAGAGAGCTTGAGGGTCTTCCTACCAGATGCCCATACGAGGAAGAGTACCTTGGTATTAAACACCATGACTATAGTAAGGAGAAAACAGCATGATTAAAAAACCATGTGAGTATTGTGAGCTGGGAGCTAATTCAAAATCGCTTCATTGTGAAACCAATAATGCAGTTGCTTTGGTTGAGAAAGGGTATATCTACGTGGAGATAACACACAAGGACAACAAGCCGGTTGATGCGCAATTTACTGCAAGGTATTGCCCAAATTGTGGAAGGAGGCTTAAGGATGAGTAATATTATTCGCCTTGATAATGAATCGTTGGAGGAAATGTTAAAGCAGGCTCTGAAAAGCGTTTTTATGGAAGCGTTCGGACAGAATGATATTGCTAAACCTGATAAATACGATCATCCAAAACCCTCCAATGATAAAAATTCCGATGTAGAAGAGAAGGATAAGAAATACAAAACCTACCTAAAAATTGATGAAGTTGTAGAAATCACAGGGCTTAAACAAAAAACGATTAGGGAATATTGTTCTAGAAAATTAATACCTCATATTAAGTTGGGGGGAGCAGTTCGCTTTGACCAAGAAGATATTGAAAAATGGATGCAGAGCAAGAAAGTCAAAGTTATCAGGGAAATGAAATGACCGTTAGACAACTACAGGATAGGGCGTATGGTAATGCCCTTAATCATGGATTTCACAAAAAGAACCAGAACCTTGGTGAAATGCTGTGCTTGATTCACAGTGAGATCAGTGAGGCTCTGGAGGCTGACAGGAATGGCAGGAGAGCCAATCTTGAAGCCTATGTGAGTAATGGGAAGTCAAAGGAAGCTTTCCTTGAGCATGTGAAAGACAGTGTTGAGGATGAGTTGGCTGATGCAGTAATCAGGATTGCTGACCTGTGCGGCTACTTAAACATCGACCTGCAAAAGCATGTTGAGGCAAAGATGAATTACAACAAGAATCGTGGGTATCTCCACGGAAAGAAATATTGAGCAACCATCGCCTGTCTTTTGATGGGCGATTCATTCTACATCTATGAGGTACGAGAAGGCTTGCATCACTGTATCCCTGTCATCGCTTTCGAGAAAACGGATACCTGGGTATTCGAATCGATCTCCGATGCCGCTGTTGCCTATGGCGTTAACAAAAAGGTGATTATTGACAGAATCAAGGATGGTTGTACCCTGAAGGATGGATACACAACGCTTGACTGGTATTCTCCCGAAGAGGAAACAGTGAAGGAATTAAGGGAAATGCGAAAGTATATTCCTTATAATGGTTCTACTGAATTAGATTAAAGTATTTTTGCCTTATGGAATGTCATAGGTTATACTATGATAGGTTTTTTGTACCCAAAGCGAAAAATATATCAAACCTAGATACATATAACCAGTGGCTTACCAAAGGTGGACATAATTTGCACAGATAGAAATCAGATATGTCATTAGAAGGGAGATTACTTATGAAAAAATTGTTTTTAATATTTTTAATTTTAGTATTATTAAGTTCATGTTATTCAACAAGTAATGATAGTTATAGCATAAAAAATCCATCAAATAATGTTTCAGTATCTCAAGATGACAAGTTCTGGAAAATTAATAATTTTATAGATGCTTTTCAAGAAAAGACAGATGAACGTTATTTGACAAATATAAAATTTATGAGGGGTACCTTTTCTAACAATATTACAAAAAATGGCAAATTAACCGCTGCTTTTATTGTTACTGAATCCACTGTATCTATAAAACTCTATGAAAATGAAAAATATGTTGTCACCGGCAGGGTATTATTTCCTCCAAAATATACAATAGAAATAGTTTGTGAAAATGAGAATTATCAATTCACAGCTATAAATATGGATGATAGATTGAGTTTTCTAAAATACGATGAAATCATTGATATATTAAAAAAAGAGAAAGTAATGGATATTGCAATAACAAGAGACTCGTTAATCGATTATAGAGATTCATATATAATTAAAAATATCATCCCTATTGGATTTAATAACCTCTATAAACGATTAGTATCCTAAACAATTTGATTGTATAAAGAGGGGCTTCGGCCCCTCCTTGTTTTACACCAATGTATCTACTCTCCCTCTTATACCCTGCAGTTGCTCAAGTTTCCTTCTCCCTTCTCGATGGTCATAGCTCTCACAATATTTGGTATGTCCCATCAGTTCAAGAATCTGGTTCTTTTCCAACTCACCGGATATTGCAGTCTGGAATGAGTGGCGAAGACTGTACTCAGTTCTCCCCTCCAGCCTCACCCCTGCCCTTTCTGCATATGTTATGAAATGCTTATTCGATGTGTAGGTGGTTATAAGCCTGCCTTTTGATAAGAACAAATACTCCTGTTCTAAGGGAAGGCTCAATAAGTACTGGTCAAGGAGTCTGCAACACTGTGAGTTGAGCAGGCCAACTTTGTAACGCTTGCCAACCCTTGTTGTCTTGATCCTCTCAACCACTTCCCTCTTCCATGAGCAGACTGCCTGAGTTGTAAAAACACCACCAAGGTCTGGGAAGTAGTTTTCTCTTTTCATGCCAGCAATCTCTCCTGGTCTGAAACCAGTGCAGCGCATGATACTGAAATACACAGCCCACTTCAGATTACCCCAAACCCATTCGACCTGCTTGTCGTTTTCAGGGAATAGTATTGCTATCTCATCCCTAGTGATTGGCAGTCTTGGGTTGCTTCTCTCAACAATCTTGAGGATTTTCTTGCATGGGTTGCTATCGATATGCCCATTTATCTCTGCTTCCTCCATTATGTTGTTGAGGCACTCGAATATCTTGTTCTTTGTACTTGGGGATAAGTCTCCCTTGGTTCTAAAGCTTTTCAGCGATACGTACCATCGTTCTATCGTTACCCTATTCAAATTATTCAAGCAAACATCACCGAAAACAGGAAGGATGTAGTTCTGAAGCCTACCATCCATTGCAAAGAAATAATCATCCTGATATTCCTTGCCCTTCCTGATGCAGCTTGCTCTGAAAGACATTTCGTCTGTTCTGGTGTAAAAACCTTCAGAGAATTCCTCCAAAGTTAATTCATCTCTTTTAATTTCCCTGAGCTGGGCCTCAGCCCAAATGGTTGCATTGATCTCATCATCGTAACCAGAGGATACCCACTTGTCAGTGCCCTTGAACATGACCTGTATGTTCCGGCCTTTTCTTCTGGTCATCTTGAAGCCCTTGTGTACTGGCGTCTGGATGTATCCTGTCTTATTTCTAATTTTTGATTCTGCCCACAATTCTGCATCATGCTTTGTGTAGCAACCGGAAGATACCCATTTGTTGGTACCTTCAAACATGACTTGGACACAACGACCAGTGCGCTGTGTCAATTTATACGGAGACTTTTTTTTCATGGGATTCATTATTGTAATAAATAAGTGAATTGTAAAGCTCTTTTGTGTACAAAAATGTACAGTTGTACATCAGTGTACACAAGCAAGCTATTACAAAGTAAGGATTTAACTCCTTAATGTTTTGCCGCCTCTCAGAATTGAACTGAGGACACAAGGATTTTCAGTCCTTTGCTCTACCAACTGAGCTAAAGCGGCGTCAACGTCATCTTGTATACCCTAATTCTCTCACACTTGTCAACACCTT